GCGTCCGCGCCCTTGGCGCCTCCGCTCAGACAAAGGTTTCCCTTTAGGACTTCGTGAAATGGGCCTTGGTCAGCCATGCTACTTTCCCATACAGGTCGGCAATCGTGCCGTCATTCTCGATGGTGTCCACCTGCTCACACAGCCAGGCCCACTCCGAGATGTGGATGTTGTTGAACTCACCAGCCATATGCTTGATAGCATCGGGGATGCCCATGGCCGCGTGAACCGCCACATCATACCAGACTGGCTCGGGACCACGCTTGACGCGGAACAATGCTCCACCCTGCTGACGGATCAGCTTGCACTCATTGGGGAAACGACAATCGGTGATGACCACCTTGTCCCTACCCTGGAGCCGGTACTCAAGGCTCTTGATCCACAGGCTGTCATCAAAATGATTGCGAAGGATGTCAGTGCCAATATACTGCATGGCTACCCTGGGCGTGAACCGGCCCAAGTAGGAGCCCTTGCTGTTGTTCCAATCCAGCTTGGCTTCCCACCACTCATCGGGGCTCTCACGCCATGCGCGGCTGTCCGTTGTGTTGCCCTCGAGGAGAGCGCGGTCCCATCCAAAGACCGCAGCGATCAGATCCTTGAGAGGATTGGCAAAGCTCTCTACGACGAATCCGTGTTCACGGACTAGGTATTCACCTGCCGTGTCTTTTCCCGAACCCTTGAATCCAAGGATCCCAATTACCTGAACCATACGGCCTCACAACTAAAGTTTCCTGAACTCTAGCTGGAGGCCGTCCTGGTTGTCAGTATTCTGGTTAGTCGTTGGGGTAGAGGCCGAAACGACCCAACAGGATGCCCAGCTCTGCCTTGTCACCGAACACATAGGCAGTGGTGATCTCCCTGCGGAAGCAGACCATCGTGCCATTGGGGCCTGGTACTGGCGGCATCGTGTGGACCGTCTGGTCCATGAACTGAACGACCTCCTTGTCCACCAGATAGGGATAGGTGGGATCGACGACCTTACCGCTCACGAAGCCCAGCTTTTCCGCCGCGTCGACCACCGCGTTGATGGTCTTGAAGTCCAGCTGGTTCTTGTCACCCAGTGCGATCGTGGTGCCGAAGCCACCGGCGCTACGATGCCACTCCATGACATCCGCGTTGGGCTCTTCACCCTTGCTCATTGGCGCGACCACTTCACGCCAAGTCATCTGATTGCCGGCATGCATGGCATGAGCGATGGCCTTGCCCGCACCCAGCGAGGGCAGGTCGGTCCGTACCAGACAGTATGCGTAAAGATCCTTGGCCACGTTGCCTCCTGTTGATGTCACAGCTTGCCTAACACATTGGATGCTGGTGTCAACCAAGTTTGTGGAAGAGGCTTTCCTGTAGGCGGTTCTGATACTTGATCGCATCCTTGAGATTAGTGAACCAAGCATGACGATCGAAAGGATTATCCTGTGAGCTAGAACCAAGGTAGAGACGATGCGTCTGCCCAGCTTCCCGGTTGAGATGCTCAAAGCGTTGGATCTCTTCCATATTGCAGAGCATACCCGGACAGATATAGCGATCCTCGTCCTCCTTGCTCATCAGGGCATTGAGGGCAGTGACGTGAATGTTTGTGATGTTGGTAGTCAGGGATCGCTGAACACAATGCGCGGTCACTTTATATACGGAGGAACCTCCGATACCCATGACCTGCTCTGGGAAGATCAGCGCGCTGCGGTAGTTGCGATATGTCTGCTCACGGTCACGATAGATCTGACCCCAGGCACCCGGTGCCTGGAGGATACGCCAAACCTTGTAGGATTTACTGGTGACCTTTTTGAAATCTATTGCCTGAGCCATGGTAGTACCTCGTATAGCCTGGTTTCCGCCCACTCGTCAAGCTCAGACTTTTTCATGGTCTTCATATAGCGAAGAGGCTCTTCACCCAGGCAGAAGAATCCAATGTTGTTTCGGTCAGTGCTGAAGGCAGGGTGATGTAACCCTGCCCTGACCAATTCCGCATTGGGAACAATCAACCGACCCTTGAACTCCTCTTCCTGGGTCTGGGTGTATTCCCATTCCCAGTCGGGCTCAAGGGTCTTTGCGTACTCACCCCACCATATCAGTCGGGGAGCATCAGCAGCCGCAAGTTTCTTGTAGACGGTCCACTTGATCGTGGCGCGCAGGACATCAATGGCATTGTAGCTGCCGTTGGTCATCTCAGCCATACACGGCACCCTTGCGGTTGATCCACAGACCCCAGAAGCTGTCCATGACCTCGCGGGTCGCCTCTTCAGCGGCCTCCCTGGTATCGTAGATTGATGAAAAGATGGACTCACGGGCCTTCCACCTTCCCAGGTGGCGATCCTCATAATGATCTAGATCGTAGACGGTGTACTTGCGTAGCTTGACGCGCTCGATCTCTTCTAGGATGTAGGAACGCCCGGAGAGAAAGCTCAGGGAGAATCGCAGCTTGGTGAACCGCACTACCTCGCGCTCATGCTCGTTGAGTTCGGGCCAGTTGCTGTAGAGCACGTTGGCGATGTCGTCGGTTTCGTAGAATCGCTCGGGCTTGCCCTGTAGCTTGTCCATGACACGCAGACTGATCAGGGTCTTCCAGATGAGGTATGGATGTTCCCTCTTGGCGCGGTATGATACCCTGACGACTTTGGCCACGTCTGCTCCTTTCAGAACAGACCTAGCACAGGACTGGCGCGGGTCAACCCCAACGATTCAAATTTCAGAAGACACGAGCCTGGCGTTAGAAAGGCGACGTGTCGCGCCTCTGGTGTTCTTTATTGATAGATTGGTATTTCCATGTTATCTGGGAACCAGCCCGCTGGAGGGGGCTGTCTCAAATACCATGTAATGCCGCTCTGTCAGTAAGGACCACCGGAGTAGCTTTTAATATATGGCATGGATCAGACGGATTATCCGAACAAGAATCCATACCCAATGCTCTGCTCAACCTGGTTGCTGATCTCCAAGAGCAAGTTGTCCATCTCCTGCTGACCCTCTGCCTTGATAGCATCGCCGTTGAGAGTGGTACCACCCTGTGGACCCACGAAGGTACCAAAGCGACTGCGAGCCTCACCAAGGAAGACCTTGGCCTGTGCGGTGGTGAACCTCAGCAACCAGGGCCTAGCATAGGGATCAGTGAGGATCAGCTCATCGGGACGGTGGTTGTAGACGTGAAGCATCACAGTCTCAACGGCACGTGGCTTACGCATGATATCCAGACGATGACGGGTTGGATGCCAGTTGAACATGATGTGGGCACCAAACATCGTACCAACCAGTTCCTGGAAGCCAGTGAATAGCTCATAGGTTACGAGGCTGCTCTGATTGGTGGAAGCCGATCCACCCAGCATGGTCTGGCTGGCCATCTGTGCTCCAAATGGTTCAAAGAAGTTGCCCACACCGCTGGTGGCACCAGTGGCACCGGCACGGTAGATCTGCCTGACTTCAATGATCTCATTGGGCAGTGTGTACTCCGCCACATCGGGCTGAAGTTCCAGAAAAGCCAGTCGCTCCTCGACGCTGTTGCTGGAACGCTGACGGTAAGTTGCCAGAGCCATGTTGAGAGCATCTTCATAGTGCTCGGGGGTGAGTTCGATCTTGACCATTCCACCACCGAGGCGACGGAACACTTCCTGGATGAGGATTTCGCGCTGAGTTTTCATTCTGTTCTCCAAAACTGCTGATTATTTACCGCCAGATCTTCAGGTAAATACAGAACAGTTAAGGAGGATCTGGATGACTAGCATGCAGATGTGGGACCGTCGCAAGAACGACGACTACTATTTCATCGACGAGCAGATCCGCGAGATGTTCCGCATCGGTGGTGTCGAGGCTCTGCTTCACAAGTACCTGGGTGTTCAAGACCAGGGTGAACAAGGTGACGCCACCCAGCCCAGCAAGGCCAAGAGCAAGAAGCAGGGCATTCGTCAGATTCAGGACTTGTTCTTCTTGGAGAACAGGGATCGAAGCTATGACCCCAATGTCTACGAGCTACGCGCCAGCTACAACATGCAGGACAGTGAGTTCGACATCAGGCAGTTTGGTCTCTTCTTGGAAGCTGACACCCTGTACATGGAATTTCACACCAACGACGTGCTGGAGAAGATCGGTAGAAAGTTGATGAGCGGAGACGTGTTGGAGTTTCCACACCTTCGCGATGACATGCTGCTTGAAGAGGACGCACCAGCGGTCAACAAGTATTATGTGGTCCAGGATGTCAACAGGGCAGCAGGTGGTTGGAGCCCCACGTGGCGCAGCCACATCCTCAGGGTCAAGATCAAGCCACTCACGGACAGTCAGGAATACCGACAGATCCTTGATAGCTTTGCCACAGATGCCAACGGTGATGATACCGGTATGGATCTTCGCAGCCTGATCTCTGGCCTGCCATTTGACATGGACATCAACAACGCGATCGTTGAGCAGGCTGAGCACGATGTTCCCATGAGGAACTTTGAGACTCGCCAGTTCTACGTTGTGCCCGGTGATGAAAAGGGCAAGCAGGATCCGTGGATCTTTGCTGGTGATGGTGTGCCGCCCAACGGCGCTGAAGTCGCAGCCACCGGTACGAGCTTTCCCGATGAGGCCAAGGATGGTGACTGGTTTCTCCACACTGCCATGGAGCCCAACGTGCTCTATCAGTTCGTAGGCGAAAAGCAGGTAGATCAGTTTGGTCAGCCTGTTGGTGCCGGTGGTGGTGTGTGGCATCGCAGGGAAGTGGACTTCCGCAAGAAGTGGTCAGCAGCTCATCGTCTGCTCCAGAATTTCATCAACAATGACAACGTCAGCGAGATTGATGGTCGCATGGTTCAGGAGAAGCAGATGCTCTCCAAAACCATCAAGCCACGTGCTGATTTTTAAGGAGAACCATTATGAAGATGTCACAGAAGGGCATGGACCTCATCAAGGAGTTCGAGGGTTTCAAGGCTTGGGCTTACCTCTGCCCAGCAGGCGTGTGGACGATCGGATACGGTACCACCAGGAACGTCAAGAAGGGTCAGACCGTTACCCCCAGCCAGGCAATGGCTCTGCTGGTTGAGGACGTGAAGAAGTTTGAGAACGACGTTAACAACTATGTCAAGGTCCCACTTACCCAGAACCAATTCGATGCTCTGGTCTGTTTTGCCTACAACGTGGGCAGCGGCAACCTCAAGACCAGCACTCTGCTCAAGCTAGTCAACACCAAGGACTTTGCTGGTGCGGCTGCTCAGTTCGTTCGCTGGAACAAGGCAGATGGTAGGACCCTCGCTGGTCTGACCCGTCGTCGTGAGGCTGAAGCCAAGCTGTTCCAGACCAAGTAAGGAGCCATCATGGCATTGGATTATTGGTATGATGGGCAGATGCGCCGTTACTGGCTTCAGTTCTGCCGCATCTTTGAGGGTTTTCAATACGAGAGTGGAATTGGTGCCAACGGCACCCGTTCCTATCGTACCTTCCCTGTCAAGCTAGCCAGCAAGAACCGACAGGTTGGTCACATCCTGCGTAACGGCAGCGAGAACACCATTCTCAGCACACCACAGATCACCTGCGAGATGATCAGCATCACGCCATCGGCTGAACGTCGTCAGACGCCTAACCATGTGAGGACCGTGAATGTCTGGGAGCGAGCCATTGATCCAGCAACCAATCGTTACACTGGGGATCTGGGTAGCACCTACAGCGTTGAGACCTACATGGCTGTTCCCTATGATGTCACGATGCGCGTGGACATCTGGACCAGCAATGAGATGCAGAAGCATCAGTTCATGGAACAGGTGCTGATTCTCTTCAACCCCAGCATCGACCTTCAGACCGGTGACAACCCCATTGACTGGACCAGTCTCACCATCGTGGAGATCCAGGACGTTCAGTGGACCAACCGTGAGATGCCAATTGGCACAGATGATGACATCGAGATCAGCAGCCTGACCTTTAAGATGCCAATCTGGTTGAGCCCGCCTGCCAAGGTCAAGCGTCAGAATATCATCCATCAGATCATTCAGAACATTGGCATGATGAATACTGAGCAGGAGTATGTGGAAAACCAGGCTGGTGGATATAACTTCACTGCCACTGATGGCCACAAGAGAATCATCACCACACCCGGTGACCATCAGGCTCGAATGGAAGTGGAAAGAACCGGCAATCAGCTTCAGTTCTCTGCCACGCTTCTCAGTCCTGAAGGACTAGATACTGATCCCGAGGGCAAGCCTTATAGCTGGCATGATCTACTGGTACAATAT